TTCTTCAAAATCTCTGTTCCTTCTTCATAGTTCGCAAACGCATTACTCCGTGGGTAGTAAACCACCGACGAAGTTTTCTCTGGTCCTGATTGTCCTGTCAATTCTCTACCGCGGGGAACCCACGGTTGAAACAAGTCTGCGTTCGTCATGGGTTTGACTGGACACGCTAGTTCCAGCCCTTCAAACTGCACTGTAATCCGAATAGGAAGAGAGGGTGAGTCTCCCTCAACTCCCATCAACGGTAGGATGACGTAAAACGCCACCCAATTACATTGCTTCATGCTGTTCTGCCAAAAAATTTTTGTGGGAATCCAACTCTGATTGAAACAAATTGGAATTTGAAGAAGTGGTTGCGTCATTACTGACGCATTGATGTCAGCTCCTGAAGAAGTGATTGCTCTGTTGTAGTTTGAACTTGAGTCTGTATAGTATTCACTACCGATTGAGGCCAAACGACCCCAACCCATAGTGTACACATTACAATTGATGTGTCCTGTTACAATCATGGTTTTAAAACGCATAAAGGCATGTTGTTTGAGAGTTGAAGTTTGCAAATTGTCAAGTGTCTTGAGAAATTGTGGTACTTGAATAGCACCCACCTCTGTTCCAGTTGCCTGAGTGGTGTTCCACACCCAAGTGGCTGCAATCATGGGTTTCGCGAAAAGCATGTCGTAGGCATAACGGTCCACTTCTGACTTGTATCCTTCCACTGCTGGAAGGAGTTTCATTTCAGTGAACTGTGCAGAGATTGTGTCTGCAACAACATCCGCTGCCATCTGAATCTCAGAAGCAACGGCTGTCATAGTAACAGTTCCTGGATCAAAAGCTTCATCTCCTTCAGGTTTCGAGCCTTCCTCAGCTCCTTCAATCCCACTACTGGGATTAGCCATACCGACTGCTGCGACGATCGGAGCCGCCGCTGAGGCTGCATCCGTAAAAGATTTCGGAAACAAACCTCCTTTGCCGATCCTACTCTGACCGGTAAGTTCTCTATCTCCTTGTTGAACAAGCTGCATTCCACATGCACCTGCAAACAAAAGAGTTAGATATTGTTGGTGAAGTCCCGTCTGTTGGTAATAGAGTGGGGACTCCTTCTTAATGTCTTGAAGAAGACTAGCAAGATTTAAACTAGAAGCTGTTTGAAAAGACAACTTCCAATCATCATCAACTGTTTCAAGCTCTCTATGATATTCTGCCAGAGCGTCATTGAAAGCATTCACACTTGTCATTTCGAACTTAGGATCAAATCCACATTGACCTGTCAATTCAGCACGCACCGCACATTCGCAGTCATCACACACATCCAAAGATAGTGTGTGACACTTTCGTCGCTCACATCGCCTACAATCGCGTAAATCATGGCGATTCAAACGATCACAATGGCACTTCTTGCGTTCACAATCAGTGCGAGATTGAGGGACATTCGCCCCAATTTCGGCTATTAATTGAGGAACACTCTGATCCATACAGAGCTTTCCTGCATCAACAGCCTTTTGCATGAGTCTCTCTTTCTCAAGCTCTACTTCAATTTTCGCTTCCATACCAACCCTCCATTCAGAGGATTGAACTTCAGCACGTCCCAAACAAACACACTCGCCAGCCAAAGATGCAAATATTCCAGTAACTTGG